CCGCAACTTGGTACCCTGCCAGTTGTAACCCATAGCACTGAATATCCCGGCTTCCTATCTCGGACACTGCCGTAGCCATCCGTGAAGTAGACGAGGCCACCGACATCTTCATTATTCTTTTCTATGTAATCGAATATCGGATCGAAGGATGTTCCTCCCCCTCCGTAGATATCTAGCTCCATGGCATCTGCCCCTCCTCCATTCTTCAGATCCATGTCATACCAAGGCTCATCCGTTTCTGGATTTGTGTGTATCGAACTGTCTACATAGGCCACCCGGATCTTGGTTAGCCCCAGTTCTTTGGCCCACCTCACTAGATTCTTCCGGCATTTTTCAAAATCATCTCGGCCCATAGATGCTGATGAATCAATGCAAGCATAGAGTGTGTGCGGAGTTTTTATCTTGCTTGGTAAATATATTTTTTTGTGCAAGAACCGTCTGTTCGGACGCTTGTAACTGCGGACATGAGAGAAGTTCTTCTTCAGGAAATGTCGGATGTGTTCTGACGATGTAGTCTTGCCAGTTGATGTGAAAATCTTATCAAACATCCCGCCCTTGCCTTGACCTATCTGTCTCTCAAGCATGGCGGCTTCCGCCACACGTTCATTAATATCTTTTTCTTCTTCTTCCATCGCGGCCTTGGCTTCTTCGGAGTCTCCCTCGAAACGCTCGGGAACTAGAATCTCACCGCATCCATTGTTAGTGGGCTCACCTTGTCCTGCGCCACCGCCCCCTCCACTACCACCCTGCTTGGGCTTGGGCTTCCATCCTTTCTTTAGCATGTCGTTGCATATCTTTTCGACAGGCCATCCGCATGTGGAGTAGTAGTCGTGCCATAAAAGATCATCCGGTAATGTAAAGTCTATACCGTAGTTCGGGCTGTTCTTTATGGCACCGTTGATGGAATAGTCAGCAGCGATATTCCACAATTCACAGGCGTCATCCTTGGAAAGAAGACAACGTTCCATCCATTTGGCGAGACGTATGTGATGCTTCTGCCCGATGTGAACAGATTCGTGGATTAAAATTCCACGGGTGTTGAGATCATTTGTGGAATCCGCGTAGGATAGATTGACCAGAACGTCTTTTCCATCAGTAGCGAATGTTGCGATCTTGTCACTTACTACGATGGGCAAGAAGCCCATTAGTGAATGTGTCCCCGGCGCAACTCCGAACAGCTTGGCTCGCTGTTTCTTAACACGCCGGATGACGCGCTCCTCATCAGTGAGTTGCTTGGATTGATTTCCGTACATATCTCCTCCCCTTTTTGTGTACCAGCACCTGCACAATACCTAAGTTAATTTTATTAATAGGGCTGCCTGGCGCGTCACGGCTAGTTACCCATGAAGTCATCGAACCTGTCTGTTGCGGGTGCGGCTGTCGTCGTGATGTCAGTCAACTTGTCTCTGATATTCTTTCGCTCGGTGTCATCCTCACCTGACAGTGCCGACCTCGCCGCACCAAGATCACCACCACCCAGATCTTTTATATCTTTCATCAGATCTCTGATCTTATCAGCGGCATCAGTTAGGTCCTCGTCATCCAGTGCTTGACGCCACCCATCAATCTTATCTGCCAGATCTTCTAATTTATTCCATCCCTTTTCGTATGGCAGGGTATTCTTTCTGTTGTCTCCCTCAACGTGGACGTATTCATCAATGCGTTTCACGATAGCATTCGCCTCATCCATAACGCTATCTGCCATACCGCCAATAACGTTCGCTATCTTCTGGGCTTGCTCACGCTTGGCTCCCTCCACGCATCTGTCTATGACTTCTGACGGAGCCTTGAGCCTAATGTCATCACCGATATTAGCTTCATCTACGAGAGGCTTGATCCAAGTGTCCCAACTGAATCTCTTTCGTAGATCCTCAACGGGTATGAAGAACTCTTGGAACCTGCCGTTCAATTGCGTCAACGCCTCGACTCTAAACAAATCCCACTGGGAAAATAAATTACGTTCCAGCAGGCGTTCCCATTCCATCCTATAACCGGACATTCTTTCTTCGTACTCAACCAGTTTGTCTGGAGCGAGAAGGTATTCATTGCCGCTAACACGACCGCCGTTCTCGTTGTTCCGCGAGGTAGTCCACGGAACAGTCACGCTTTTCATGTAGCCCCTAGCTTGAGCTACAGGAGCCTTGATCGCTCGTACTATCGCCTCATCAAAGATGGCCACCTGACCCTTGGCCCTGCGTGGATCTATCCCCGTGGCATCTGCCCCGGCATCCGATAATTCCTTGCATCTTTTAAGGTAGCCGTACTGGCTAACGCTAATACCAGTGATCAGAAAGTTTTCATAAAGCTTCTTGTTCATGGTGCCCCCTCCTCTTGGGTTAGAAATAAAAGTCTTGGTTGTGGGCGTAATGCCTTACGAATTCAGTCTCTGTTTTAATGTCCTTGTTGAGTGCGAGTGCTGCACTAACGCATGCAACTGAAGCCTCCTGATCAATTCTATTTACAAACTTAATTATATTATTGATCTGACTTGCGCCCCCAAGGCTGTGATAGGTGCTACGCTTTTTATCTAAACGCGCCACTAGCATGCAAATAATACTGCACAACATCACCCTTCCATTGGTACTCGTATCGTTCCTGAGGGTATCTATCTTGTCACTATACTTGTCGGGATCCTTGAGCATCTCAGTAAGATCTCCAAACTTTTTTCCCGCATTGTGTACTGCGAACAATTCAGCAGTGCCTCGGTATCCAAGGATCCCTAGCATCATGGCCTCAGATACAGGAGAGTCCATGTCCAAGCCCGCATTTAATAAATTACTGGCTTGGAAAACTGTGGCCGGGGTGCAGAAAGGTTTGCCACTAGCCTCGTCATCCTGTGTAAAGAGGAACTGATCGCCTACGTATTTGACAACCGTTTCCACCGAAGCATGCAGTTGACCCTTGTGGTGTTTCAAGAATCCTTCGGCGGTAGCTCGCACCTCTAGACTACACGCTCTCCTGACTAGATCGCTGTGCATAGAGAACGCCCCCGCCCCATCTTCCGCATTGTTGGTGGTGCCAATGAAGTAGACGTTGGGTGGCACCTCGTAGTTCGTGCCCAAGGTTCTCTCATTGAAAAGCTCCGACCAGATCTTAAAATTCTCTGGCTTTTTGCCCATCTCTTCAGCGATGACGGTGCATCGGATGTCCTTCCGGTCCATGCCCTGCGTCCAACTTGCATCTGCTCCGGGCAGTGCAGTCGTGACGTACCTATCGTAGGTATGATCCCCGATAGCTGGCATCGCGAAATCTTCTGGGTCGTATCCGGTAGCATTGAAGATCTGCATACCGTACTCACCGACCCCTGGCCTACCGCCGGAGTTGCAGTTCACGATTGGCATGGGCTCGCCATCGTTGTGACGGCGAGAGATTTCTACTACCGCTTTCTTAGCGGCGTAAGTCTTGCCATGCCCCGGTGGCCCCTTGAGGATCGTCGGGTAGCCCTCTTTTTCTAGCTGGACTACGGCCTCCGGTACTTCGTTAGGCTCTATGAATTGCCTAAGGTGATACTCCGTCTCTCTACTCTTGCTCGCCATACTTCTATCCTCTTATTAAAGATTAGGGGAAACTTTCCCCTCCCAGACTTCTCTTCCATACAAATATAATTACTAGTTAATCATTTCGTTTGTCACTCACTCTGTTAAAGTCAATAAGTATTCCGTCCAATCTCTTTACTACCGCTGTCACACGCTTGTGCAATCGTGCCTCATCTATGTCATCCCACAACTGGCACCTTGCTTTTTCTTGACAGCATGAACTCTTTGAGGAGTTAAGACTTTCTGCCATGTCGGTCATGTCACGAACGGCATCTTCCAAACACTCTGCCATCCAATTTGATAGTGCCATGCTGCTTACCTGGCCTCGTAGTTAGCTGAATTAATTTATTGTCTAAGTTTGTTTTTTGTTTCATCACTCGCTGTGTTGGAAGCTTTCGAAGTACGCATCTTTGAGTACTTGATATGCAACGATTGCTTGTTTCATCCGCTTCACCCTCATGTCTAGCATCTGACATGCGCTTGCTTCTGCGTCAGCCTCGCACCATGCCAGTGCTTGATTGAGTACGTCGCTTAAAAACCAACGATCCGATAGTTCTACTTGCGTTGCCATTCGTATGCCTCCCATCCGATTTCGTCAAGTATAATTCTTAGCCGGGCTAACCCCTGATCAACTCCGGCGCCTAAGTTAATTTTATTCTGCCGCAGTGTGAGCTGCCGCTCTGCCCTGATCGCTTGCCGGATCTCCGACAGCCTTCTCTCCTCTACTAACATCATCATGTTGCTCCCTCCGATGCGAGGGGAATATTTCCCCTCTAGTTTTTATTTCTGTCTACTGCTGTATCAATCAGTTCATAGGCCATGTACTCGGCTTGCGTGAATGCAATCTCTGACTCCCTCCTCAACCTGGCCCCCTCCATCTGTGCTTGGAGCGCAGTCCTGCTGTGCAAGTATCCTTGAGAAAGTCTCTCGGCCTCCAACCTCACACTCATAGCTTTCTTGATGTGATACATGAACTTGTCTACGTCATCCCTTGATGGATGCCCGGCCAAGGATGCTTGGTTTAACAGGCCAGTATGGAGCCGTGTATCCGTCAAACATTTTGGAAGGTTGAGATGTGCGTTGTCTTGGACTTTAGTATCTACACGCGAAGCCTCCCGTTTGATGAGGGAGACTCGCATTGCTTCAAACTTATCGACATCCATACCAAATAAGCTGGCCGTCATGTGTTGGAAGCTTTCGTTGAGCTTGGCGGCAACTTCCTCTGCGTCTTCTTCGCATCGGATGGTGCTGTCTATCTCATACTCACCATCACGGGTCGTTACGATGTACCGCGCTTGATCCCACCTGCTGATCCCGTTGGCAATGCAACTGTCCGGGCTAAGCAGCCAAGCGACTGCGGCACCTTTCCAACGCTCATTCCAACGCTCATCGTCCCATGCTGTGTAAGCGAAGAAATTCCCGGAGTCGTCAGTTAATTTCTTGATCCCACTCCAACCTCCAGATGGCATCCACGGTAGTTCATTGTCGTCACTCATTCGTCGTCCTCTTTGTGAAGGGTCTTTGTTGTGTGTTCAACTATGGTTGCAACGATACAGAAGATGAAAAGGACTATGAGAATCCAAGCCACAAGTCGGATGTCATTGATGCCCTTCTCTATGATGCGTACAAACTCAAACATTATTTTTCTTCCCCCCTTATAGCCCGACTCCAAGTGCCCATTTCTTTGCGGCGTGAAGCGATGTGAATGTGCGCGGCTTCCCGACTGTCAGCCCCGTCTCTAAGCAGTAGCTCATCAGATCGAACGGTCCATCGGGTGAGCGGCGAGTGAGTTCCCATCCATCCCATGGGGTCTTGAGTTTCCAGACAATCGGATCGGAGGGTCGTGTCCCGCTCGGCGTGTCGATGACGTAGCACTCGGCCACTTCATCCCATCGGTGCGGCTGCGCTTGCAGTTGTGGTATGTTCATCGTGCTTTCCTTTGGGGAATATTTCCCCAGTTGTGAGATTACTTACGCTCATCATCCGTGGTGCATTTGCTGTGGTCTGTGGTCACCGTGTTGGCCAACGTTGACATCGCCCATGAGAGATGCATATCCCCGCCGCATCCGGGGCACACATCCTTCGCGGGTATCGGCCCCTCGCTTGGGGAATGTTTCCCCATACGCTCGGGCTTGTACGCCCCCTCGCTCCACCTATCGACAGAGCGTGATGCCTCAGTCGCACGATAGCCGTGATCGGCAAGGGCTGTGCCGCCTTGCGTGTACTGACTAGTCGTGGCGAGAACCTTGCTCTGATTCTTTTCCATCCGCTGCCATGGCTTGACCAAGGGTATCGGCAAGAGATGTTCTATCTTGCGTAGCTTGGCGTATGCTTGCTCGTAGGTGTCGCACCTAACGGCCATGAAATAGATCGCGGGACTCACGGTCTTAGCGCAGATGGGAACCGTCGCGGCCACCGCCGCATTGATTCCTTGTGCCATCTTGTGGCGTCTCCTCTCGGGTTGTGCGTTTCGTGGGGAAAAAATCCCCACTTGGGTCATGCATTTAGTGGGGAAAAAATCCCCACTTGGGTCACGGATACACCACTTCCCCCCGAAGGGGAAGAGTGCCAGGCCGCTCGCCTTTCTTATCCTACAAGTAAATATAACCAATTTCAAGATCTTTGTGTAGCCCTAGCTGACCCAACGTTAGGTGTACCCCTTCGGGGAAAATTTCCCCCGTTACTGCTCGTGTTGACGGGACAAAGGACTAACGGTAGAGTGGTGGTATGACTAATCCCAATGGTGTTAGCCCAAAGCAGTCAGCGTTCGCCGCATTTGTAGCTGAAGGTGACAGCTACACAGATGCGTACCGCAAGGCGTATGATGCGTCGAAGATGAAGGATCAAGTGGTATGGAACGCCGCCTCTCGACTGGCCAAGAATGAGAAGGTGCTGACTCACATCACCGCACTCAAGAAGAGAGATGCAACTGCAATCAAGGCGCACGATAAACTGAGCAAGGACTGGATCGTTCAGCGGTTACAGGATGAAGCACAGAGTGAGAAGAACCCTGCCGCTACCCGTGTCCGCGCACTTGAATTGCTTGGCAAAACGAGCGGACTGTTCGATGAGTCAACGCACATCACGTTCGAGAACCGTGCCCCCGAAGATGTAGAGAAGGAGCTGCTAGAAAAGCTCGCTGTTCTGTTCCCGGCGGAGGCATGATAGCAAGGTTAGTTTGGACGGGGTTAACTACGTAACGACCCCGATGGGGAATGTTTCCCCACATGATTTGAACTAACCCCTTCGAGGCACCCGTACCTCAGGGCTTGCGCGTAATTCAAGTGGGTTTAGCGGACCCCATGGGGAAATTTTCCCCCGAAGGGTCGTTGGCACCCGTACCTCAGCGCGGGCGCAGTTGGGGCGGGGGGTGGGTGGGGTGGTTGGGTGTGGGGGTGTTGTTGTGGGGTGGGCTGTTGGGGCTGGGACAACCTACCCGCGAAGCGGATCATTCTGTTCTCGAACCGCTACCGCGAAAAGTGCAGCGACTAGCTGCTCCTTCTGTTGTTTTGTGGAGGAAGAAGAAAAAAAGGGGACAGCCAAGCCGAAGCCTGACTGTCCCCTGATACTAGTTAGAAAGGAAGATCATCGTCGTCGTCGTCCGGGTGGTATCCGGGGACCTTCGTCCATATCGAATTAAGTCTTGCGGCTGTCCACGCTTCTTGGGCTCTTGTGTGAGCGTCAAAGTCGAGTGCGAGTTGGTATTCGTCGTGTAGCTCGTGGACATCTCGCTGCTCCGCGATGCTCTTCCACTTACGGAAGTTGTCACCGCTGCAATGGGTGAGAAACTCTACGAGGAACTTATTGACGTTACGGGTACTCATGCTCGGATACTCCTTTGGGGCAGCCAAGCCGAAGCCTGACTGCCCCCGGTAGAGGTGAGTGTTACGTGTTGTCCTTGCGCGGACGAGCTTCGCGGATCTCGAATTCCGGCTCCCTCGCTGCATCCATGTGTATCCGGAGTCCGGATTTTGCAGCGGCGAGATGCTTCGTATGGTCGTGGACCTGCGCTACCAGTTCCGCGCACAACTCGCCACCGGGCTCCTTCGTGATGATGACCTCAACGTCCTCGGTGTTGCCCCGGTTGCCGAAGGTCGTCAGCGTGTACTCCTCGACGCTGCCGTCTTTCAGCTTCCGGGTTTCGACGTTGTGGGTCTTCTCGTAGTCCGGAGTCATCATCCGCATCCGACCGTCCTCGGCCCTGCCGACGACCATCCTCATCTCACTCCCGATAGCCCGCGCAAGCTGCGGCTCGGAGAGGATTTCTTGGACCGCCTTCCACGAGAGGCCGTCTTTGCCCTTGATGGCCGCTCGGACGTAGACATCCCGTGCCAAGGCCGGATCCATTTTGATGCATTCGATGGTGTTCTCAAGGACAGTCTTTCTCTGGCGAATGCCCTTCGTACAATTCTTTTTCGCACTCAACTCATCCATGGGAGGCTTCGGACCATCTCCGGAAGCGTGGGCTTTTGTCATCGCCCTGTGCAGCGCCAGAGTGGCCTTTTCTGCGCCGTCCTTAGCTGCCTCAAAGTCCGACTGAATGTCCAGCCGCATCAGAGATGAATCCGCGAGTCGGTCTTCCGGCGCGTTTGTCCACGCCTGAGCCAAGCTGATGAAGTGTTCGGCGGTCTTGTTGTCCACCGCGTTCTTCTCCGCCGTGACCATAGTTGCCGCCGCCACATTCGTTACAAGGTCCGAAAGCCTAGACTTCCGCCTTTTGTTGTAGACGGCAAGACTCAGGATCGGACTTTTACTGCGTGTAGCTCCAGCCATGTTCGTACTCCAGGTAAGGCCCGTCAAAGCGAGCCGTGTCTCTTCTCGCGTCTCAAGAAGATGTGTCCGCTTCTTCCCGCCGAAGAGCCGCAAACCTATGTGGCCAAAGATAAGAATCGTCACCAAGAATTCGACTTAATGTAGGCCGACGCTTCATCAGGCCTACGTTCATTCGGATTTGACTGACTATTCGTTCGACGTCACATAGTTTCCAGATCACGCCGTTCGATCTGGTTTTAGCGGCGACATCGGCGGGGACATCTTAGGGACATCTGATTGAGAGAGAGAGAGGACATTTCTAGAAGCACTGGAAGTAAACATGAGGTTAACTAGACAGCTCCATCGTCTAGGTGACCGGCCCACCGTTTACGTCCAGGGACCTAGAAATGGAGCGGATTCGTGGGCCGCCTGCGGCACACTCATCCGCAGAAGGAGCCCCTTACGCGTACACCGGATCTCAGTTTGGAGATTCGGATGTACCGTTGGTAGCGACGCAAAGCGGAAGAACCGGGGTTCCTACGACGGGTACGGTAAGCGGAAGGCCAGTGGGGGGGGAGGGGGTCAGCGTGGCTTCGCGGCTGTTTTATCTATAAACAGTGTTTTGCTCGAAATGTCGCCCATTTCTGAACTCTACCACTTCTTCCCACGCTTTGTTCGCATCCACCCGGCTGGCAGTCTAGCATCTAGCTTGAATATCTAGCTTGAGTATCTAGCTAGGTTATTGTTTTAGGTTAATAGGCTAGATTACCTAGTCTATATTACCTAGTCTATATTATCTATATAGATAATAAGGGGTGAGGAATGGCCGTAGACGTAGCCACGATCACGCAACAATTGAATTCTCTTCCGCCGGATAAGCAGAAAGAGATTCTGGTCCTCCTAAACGAACTGTCCGATTCTAGGGGCAGAATCGAAGCCCAGAGCAAGTTCCTACCGTTTATTAGGAAGATGTGGCCTGCTTTCATTGAGGGCAGTCACCACAAAATCATGGCTGACGCTTTCAATCGTATCGCGGATGGCAGTCTGAAGAGGTTGATTATTAACATGCCTCCTCGCCATACGAAGTCAGAGTTTGCGTCCAACTTCTTTCCTGCCTGGTATCTCGGAAAGTATCCCGACAGAAAAATTATCCAGACGGCCCATACCGCAGAGTTGGCAGTTGGGTTTGGACGTAAGGTTCGTAACCTTGTGGGATCAAGCGGTTACCAGAAAATCTTCCCTGACGTATCGCTGAGTGCAGATTCCAAGGCTGCGGGTCGTTGGTCAACAAACAAGAACGGAGACTATTTTGCTATTGGTGTAGGCGGTGCTGTTACGGGTAAGGGTGCCGATATTCTCATCGTGGATGATCCGCATTCTGAGCAGGAAGCTGCCCTGAACGATCCATCTGTCTACGACAGAACGTATGAATGGTATACTTCCGGTCCTCGGCAGCGGCTACAGCCTGGAGGTGCGATCTGCCTAGTGATGACTCGTTGGTCGAAAAAGGATTTGACTGGCAGTATTGTTAAGGCGTCGATAGAACGAGGTGGCGCAGATGAGTGGGAGGTCATAGAATTTCCTGCAATTCTTCCCAGCGGCAAATCGCTTTGGCCTGGCTTCTGGCCGATAGAACAACTTGAATCGCTGAAGGCGGAACTACCCCTATCCAAATGGACTGCCCAGTATCAGCAGGATCCGACCTCCGAAGAGGGCGCGATCATCAAGCGCGAATGGTGGAATGATTGGACAGAGAAGGAACCACCGAATTGCGAGTTTGTGATTCAATCATGGGATACCGCGTTTCTTGCAAAGGAAACCGCCGACTACAGTGCGTGTACGACCTGGGGCGTTTTCAAGAACAAGAAAGATGAATCGAATATAATTTTGTTGGACGCAGTACAAGAGCGTCTAGAATTTCCTGATCTGAAAGCCCGCGCTTATGAAATCTGGAAGGAATACAAGCCAGATGCATTTATTGTGGAAGCAAAGGCTGCGGGCAGCCCGCTAATATTTGAACTCAGAAGAATGGGGATTCCCGTAAGTGAATACACCCCGAGTCGTGGCAAAGATAAAATTGCTAGGGTAAATGCAGTTTCTGATATATTTTCTTCAGGGCTGGTGTGGGCACCTAAGAAAAGATGGGCCGAAGCGGTCATCGAAGAATTCGCAGCGTTTCCCAATGGGGATTACGACGATCTCGTAGACTCATCCACACAGGCACTGTTGCGATTTCGGCAGGGTGGTTTTATTTCGATTGAGAGCGATGAGCCCATGGATGAGTTCTTTCCAGGCCGCAAGGCAGATTATTATTAACCCATGGTTAGTGAGCTAGTATGGCTAAAGACTCTATATTGAAACGAATTGGCGTATCCGGTTACAATAAACCAAAGCGAACGCCGAATCATCCCAAGAAATCCCATGTAGTTGTTGCCAAAGAGGGATCTACGGTAAAGACGATACGTTTCGGAGAGCAAGGTGCGAGTACTGCTGGCAAGCCAAAAGCCGGTGAGTCTGATCGCATGAAAAATAAACGTAAAAGCTTTAAGGCCCGTCACGGCAAGAACATAAAGAAAGGCAAAATGTCCGCAGCATATTGGGCGGACAAGGAGAAGTGGTGATAATATGAAGGGCGTTAAGCATTATAAAAAAGATGGATCAACGCATACTGGTAAGAATCACAAGATGAAAGACGGCACATTGCATAGTGGCGTTAAGCATACTGCATCCAGTGTGAAACTATTCCATTTTAGTGAATTGAATAAAAAGGCTAAAGCAAAAGCCAAAACATCTCGGGGCAAATAAATGCCAATAGATAAACCAATGGATCCTCTTTTTACTCAAGATGATTTTGAGATGGGACCAGGAGGATTCACGGTAGCTGAAGAGGATATGCCTTCGGGTGATCCAATCAATCATCCCTCCGTCACTGAGACGGAAGACGGGGGCATGACGATTGATTTCGATCCAGAAGGATTTTCCCCAAGTGAAGAGGATGTGCCGTTCGAGTCAAACCTTGCGGAACACATTGAAGATGGGGAATTAGATTCTGTCGCATTGGATCTCATTTCTAAATTTAATTCCGACAAGGGCAGTAGGAGTAACTGGGAACAAACGTATGAAGAGGGGTTGGATTATCTGGGATTAGAAATCGAAGATCGCACGACACCGTGGGCTGGAGCGTGTGGAGTTTTCCACCCCATGCTGTCGGAAGCCGTAGTTCGATTCCAGAGCCAGACCATCCAGGAGATCATGCCTGCACAGGGTCCGGTTAAAACTAAGATTTGGGGCAAGTTTAGTCCCGAAAGGGACAAGCAGGCGAAGAGGGTTCAGCAGTATCTGAACTATCAGCTTCTGGAAGTGATGACAGAATATCGCTCCGAGACTGAGAAGCTACTGTTCAGCCTTCCGCTCGCGGGTTCAGCGTTCCGTAAGATTTACTTTGATCCGTCGCTTGGCAGGCCCACTTCAATGTTTGTGCCTGCTCAAGATTTTGTGGTTGCTTTTAATGAGGCGGATCTAGCACAGGCGGAACGTTATACCCATGTGATGAATCGCAGTACGAATCAGATAAAAAAGCTTCAAGTCAGTAAATTTTATCGTGATGTCGAACTCACTTCGTCTAACATCGAAAGCAATCCTATTACAGATAAGTACATAGAGATTGGGGGCGTGAAGCCGTCGTGGGAAAAGGATGAGCGGCATCAGCTTTTGGAGATGCACGTTGATCTAGACTTACCTGGATTTGAAGACCCCGATGGAATTGCGCTTCCTTATGTAGTTACAATCGACAAAGGAAGCGATAAGATTCTGTCGATCTATAGGAATTGGTCCGAAGACGACTCCCACAGAATAAAGAAGCAGCACTTCGTGCATTATGGGTATGTGCCTGGGATTGGATTCTACAATCTCGGTTTGATCCATATGATCGGAGGACTTGCAAAGTCAGCAACTAGTTTGCTGCGCCAGCTTGTTGATGCGGGAACTCTGTCCAATCTGCCCGGAGGACTGAAGACTCGTGGCCTTAGGATCAAAGGCGATGACACACCTATCATGCCCGGAGAGTTTAGGGATGTCGATGTGCCCGGTGGTGTGATCAGGGACAACATCACCTTCCTTCCCTACAAAGAACCTTCTGGAGTTCTTTTTCAGTTGTTGGGAAACATCGTGGAGGAAGGACGACGATTCGCTTCGATGGCTGATATTAAAGTATCAGACATGAATTCAGAGGCTCCAGTAGGAACTACCCTGGCAATCATGGAGCGGGCAATGAAGGTGCAGTCCGCGATCCAGGCGCGTATCCATGCGAGTCTCAAGCAGGAATATAAAATTCTGGCCGCGATTGTTCGCGACTATACAGATCCCGCATATCCATATGAGACGGATGAGGGAGAGGATATCAAGGCAGAAGATTTTGATGATCGTATTGATGTCGTCCCTGTATCAGATCCCAATGCGTCCAGCATGGCACAACGAATCATGCAGTATCAAGCTGCGTTACAATTGGCAGCTCAATCTCCTGATCTATACGATATGCCACTTCTGCACAGGCAGATGATGGAGCTTATCGGTATTCCCAATGCTGATAAGGTCGTACCGGAGAAGGAAGATATTCTTCCGACAGATCCTGTTAGCGAAAATCAGGATATGCTCATCCTTCGTCCCGTTAAGGCGTTTGAGTATCAGGACCATGACGCGCATATGCGTGTTCATATGGCAATCAAGAATGATCCGGATATCTCCCAGCAGATACAAAATAGCCCCAACGGTCAGGCCCTTTCGGGTGCCATGGACGCTCACATCCGTGAACACCTGGCGTTCATCTTCCGCAGACAAATTGAAGAGGAACTTGGTGTTCCGCTGCCGCCGACCAATGAGAGGCTGCCGATAAATGTGGAGAAAAGATTAAGCGTTCTAGTCGCTGACGCTGCTGATCAGATGCTGGGCAAGAAACAGCAGAAGGCCGAAGCAGAGAAGCAGGCTCAACAGCAGCAGGATCCAATCATCCAACAGCGCGAACGCGAACTCGCCATCCAGGAACAGCTTGCTCAAGGAAAACAACAGACCGACGCCGCAAAGCAGCAGCTTGAGGAACAGAAGTTTGCGGCCAGCCAAGAGCAGGGTGCGGCGAAACTTGAGCTTGAGCGCGACAAATTGGAAAGCAAGGAGCGTGTACAGTCTGCTGAGTTGACGTTAGATGAACAGGCGTTGATTGCTAAGACTACAACTGCCCAACAGAAGGTAGATATGGAAACGGAGCTAGAGGGATTCAAGCTTGGTCGTGAGTTGGGTAAGGATTCAGACGAAGGCTCAAGAAGGGATGATAAAAAGGATGTCTGACAACGTTCTAACTTTACTTAAAAAGAAAATTAGAACGCAAATGAATGAGCTTGCAGATCATTTGGCAGTAGGTTCTGTTAAAAACATAGAAGAGTATCGTAAGATATGTGGTACGATTGAGGGATTGGCATGGGCGGAACGTGAGGTTATTGATATACAAACAAAACTTAGGGAGTCCTAGTACATGGCAAGCGTTGCTCTTACGGAAGATGTTGCAGAGAAGGACATCAAACTCGAAATTGGGGAAAACAAGGAAGATCCCAAGATCGCATCGCAGTTACCGGAGGCTAAGGGTTATAAGTTATTGATTGCACTGCCCGAAATTGAAGAAATGACCGATGGGGGCATTATAAGGTCAGAAGGTTCTAGGCATGAAGAGTCCATTGCGACCGTTGTGGGCTGGGTAATGAGTATGGGGCCGGATGCTTACGCAAATTATGACCGATTTCCGAGTGGGCCGTACTGCCATGTAGGAGATTGGGTCATTTTCCGTGCATTTAGCGGCACCAGAATCAAAATTCATGGCAAAGAATTCCGTTTAATTAATGATGATACTGTCGAAGCGGTTGTAGAAGATCCTAGGGGGGTAGAAAGAGCATAATGGCTGATGAAATTGGTAGAATGAGCGAAGAGGACAAGTTTCTAG